CGCAAAAAACAATTACGTCTTTTGGGAATGTATTGCCACAATGTGTGACATATGCTGATGCATATCAGCTTTTTATTGATTCTGACTGGGTAGCTAAAGAAATCTGCCCAGCCAAAAAATATTGCGTAAGCGTTGTGAACCACATCGACAAAGGTCGTAGTGATTCCCGTGCTGTCAGGGATATTCTAAATGAATTTTTCCGTGCAGCCGCTAAGGCAACTTTTAAAGACTCAACCTTCATAGAAAAGAGGTTTGAGTTAAAGGCACGACACGCTCCTAGATTAGAAGCTAGTGGTGTTCCTTTGAGGTCTGAGCAACTTGACATTTTAGACAAGGAATTGCTTCAGTTCTCAGCAATGAAAGAGAAAAATTCTCAAACATTGGACCAGCTCCGAGAGGAGGCTGGAGTTCTAGGCAGCATTTTGGCTGGCGAGAGCTATATGCTTTCAGGGAAATATCCCTGGGAAGCAAAAGTCAAGGAAGGAGAAGAATTCTCCCAAGACCTTCAGCTATTGACGAGAACATTAATTGCCTCGATCGAGAGCTGCACCTTTTATCATGAAATTGAAAATGAGGTGTACATTGCTGCAAGAGCGGCCCAGGCAGCGAAGAAATCACTTATTCTTCATCCTGGCTCGGTTGGCTACGCGTGGACTATTCATCTACCCGCAGCAGGATTTTTTAAGTCCGAAACAGCCTTGAGGAAAGAATTTCCTCAAGATCTGCAAGGAGCACTTACCATGCTATCATCTTGGTATGGTAGTTCCTTGGGTCATGATAAAGAAGACCCGTCTCTTTGGAAGTTATTTAGTGAACTTCCTGAGACCTGTTTTGAGAAGCCGTTATCTGGGAAACCCCTAGTGTTATCAGCCGATCAAACAGAAGCTATTTTGAGTTATACTGACTCAAAACAGAAGTCGATAGCCCTTGGGCAATTATCGGCAACTCGTGCATGGAATAGGGTTTTCCCCCATGACCAAGTTTGTCTCCCGTCGGCTCTTAGTGAGAAGCCGGGAGCTATGAAGAGAAAAGTTTCTCTTCCGTCTTCGTCCGTTGTCCCCCCTAATCAGGGGCCCTCAGTTATGTCTGAGAAGGATAAAGAAATTGCTTTTCTCCACGCATTGTTGGAGAAGCAGTCTAAGAGTATTGATAACTTGACCGAACAAGTGGCAATGTTAACTACTCTTTTGAACAAGAAGGAGGGTAACCCCCCTATTGTATCAAAGCCGATATTAAAACCCGGCCCTGTTGCTTTTAGCAATGTCACTCCTACTAGTTTTACAAGTAGTAGTAAGGTTCCTCCTATTAAAAGGAAGGAAAATGATTACCCCATCCCTCGCAAAGACGATGAGATGGAGTGTTTTTCGCCGTCTTGTCGGAATTTCCGAAAATCCGGCTGGAAGTACTGTGGGCTGCATCTTCGATCAAGTTCAGATGCGGCAAAAATGCCAAAAATGCCCAAGGTAAATCTGACTAAAAAAGTCAAACCAGTTGAAGTTCAAGATGTTGTTGAAGAACTGGAAGTACAATCTGAGGAGGATATTCCTTCTCCGGTTGTTGTAGATAAGAGGATTTCTCCTATGTACTATGCGGGCTTAAGAGCGGCATTTGAACTTCCTCCTTTACCAGAGGATTTTCTTTCTTTGTCCAAGAAGGATCAAAGGGTAGCTAAGAAAGCTTCCGATGTCCCTCGTTGGGCTTTACTCGCCGTGCAAAAATACGGTGAGTCTGCCTATGATGATATTATCACAGGCCGGACTACAGCAGATGATTATCTGGAACAGTCCCCGCCTAAAACTCGTGCTGATCGGATCAAAGAATGGTCCGTTATTCGCGAAAAGTTTAAAGGTGTTCCTTTGGTCTATAATCCAGTTGGTAAAGATCAAAAGGCCCTTCTCGCAGCCTATAAAAGGCTAGAGAAGATTCAGCAGGAAAGGGAATTTGAACCATTCCTGCCGAAGATGGGGTATAGAACCCCAAAGATTAAGTCTAAGCAGGTTAGTCCCGCGAAGACTCCTAAGACCGTACCCGGTACTCCAAAGGTTACTAAAGCCAAGGAGAAAGGTGAGGGCTCAAAAACCCTCGACGATCTGTCTAAGGAGGAATTGGTATCCTTCTTAAAAAAGCTCTTAATTTAATGAGTTATTACGACTCAACTAAGGGCTTAAAAGATTTAAAGCATCTTTTCCTGGAGCCTGTAGAAATACTGGCAAACAGAAGTAGTGTTTACCCCGTCGATGAGTTCCATCTTCGGGAATTTCACATTATAGGTGATGGCGAGCTCATGCCGATTTACCCTCATTGGGAAATTCGGAAATGTCTTCGACATGCACCAAATCTATACGGCATTCCTTTGCCGATTAGACAATTATTCTTGGCTCCTTTTGACCCAAGACCTACTTATCACGAAATAGAGAAGTTTGATAAAAAACCAATTTCTCTAAATGCGATAATTAGTAATATTTCCAGAACTTGGAAATTTTCTACTGAACTCCTTACATTTTTAAGTATAGGATTTCAGGTTCCACCTAAGGTACTTTCCCAAATGGTGAAACAATATTCTTCTATGCCGACCAGAGCTTTTCTAGCGGTACAGAAAGAACGAGTTTTACAGGACTTACATCATTATGATGATAAGATTGTTAACTTTTATAAGCATAAATTAAAAGTTTTTGAATTTATGCGGGCCACATTTGACACTGTGTGTTGTGGCTTCCAGCGCCTCAGGAAATTGGGTCGTTGGATTCCTTCCAGTGCTATTAGAGCACTTTCGAAGTTAAAGCTGCGTATCTGGAATACTCCAGAGAAAGCGGCACAGGAGATTAAAGAACTTTCTGCAATTTGCTATAAGTACTATTTCTCCACGGGCCCGAAAGGGATTTTCCTGCGCTCCGATTTAATTCGGTGGTTAGGAAAGGTAAATGATAGGGAGGGAATTGTCCAGCTTAGTGCTATGGCAAGGGCCCTTCCATCTCCGTTAAAAGTAGATAATAATCTTTTAAGGGAATTAGAGGTTAGATTAACCTCCCAGCCTGAACCAGAAGATCCAGACTGGCGACCATGGGTAAGAAATTACCTATTAGATCTTAAATCTAAAGTTCCATTTTCATTTCATGTGGAACCTAGTGTATCCGGTGCAATTGGTTATTTGCGCAAGGATATGGGACACTCAAAAGCATATTCGCATTTAGTATCCATGGGCCTTTCCTTGTATTTACGAGGGAAGGATCCCAGTGCATTAACGGCCGCCCAAAGACCAGGGTGGGTTAGAATGCTTAGGCCTGTAAACGATCGTGTTTACAAGATGAATAAGGAATTTTTTCCAAAATTCACACCGCCTAAAGTCGTTTCCAATACTCAGTTGGGGTTGAATACTCCAAATTTGTTTGAAGTTATTGGGAAGAAAGTCTACATTGGTCCGTGGACTCTACCCTGTTGGAGACATCTCCCCAACGAGAAAACGCCCTGGCGGGCGTACCGGACGGGCGAAGTACTTGACGTTCGTCGGGATCCTAACTTTGGCAAAATTCAAAAGAGAATTCGTCAAATGATTAAGACGCAGCCTAGAAATAAATATTTCTATGCTACTCGGGACGTTATGGTCCAGTCATCAAACTCTCTAAACAAATTTTTGTCAGAGAGAATGATGGATGCCGCATTTCACATTGTTGAAAATTTGGACATCCTTCCTGTTCAACCCTTGGTTGCACCGGAAAAAGGGCTTAAGACGAGAATACCGACTAAGTCTTTGACAGCTGTAAATTTATTACAGAGTGTCTTGAGGAAAGCGTTGGATTCCCTTTTAGTAGGAGATCCCTCGTGTTCCAAGTCCCTAGGTGGAAAACTTGATTTACCATCGTTACCAAAAGGGGACAAGCTGTCCATTGACCTGTCTTCCGCTACAGATTTTCATCCGTTTTGGTTGACAATTACAGTCTATGAAGAGCTATGTGACCTCTTTCCAGAAGAACTGGGGAGGTTTAAGCCATTGCTTCCAAAATTATTGGGAACAAAGCTTGTTGTGGAACCTAACTCATTAGAGATAGATTATCCACCTCCTGAACCGGAGATTTCTCTTTGGTCAGTTGTTGCTACTTTGGTAAATCCTTTCCAAGTTGCACATGAAGAATGCCCTCTCCTGCCAGAAAATTGGCGGGAGGTGGTAGATAATTACCCAACAAAATATTTAAGTTGGATAAGAGGTATAGAAGAATTTTCGACAACCTCAGGCCGAGTCTATAGGACTTCGGTGGGAGAAATGATGGGAGATCCGACATCTTTTCCGGTTATGCCTATGGTAACAATTTTTGTTTGCCATAAGCTAGCATTATCAGCTCCTCGTACTTACGGGGATGATGGTGTAATTAGTCTTCGTCAGAATATCTCTGTCGAAGACGTGGACAAGAAGTTTTTGTCCCTAGGTTCTCGCCCTAATAGGTCGAAAACCTGGATCCATCCCACAGATTATTTATTCTGTGAGGTAGTATACCAGAAGGGGAAGCCTCTCTACAAAGAATTATTATCCTTGTGGAGTGCTCCTCCTGGTGCAAGTAAGGGAACCCTTAATTGGTATAACCTGCCTGCATCTCAATTGGGACAATATGTCGCCTATGGGACTCTTCCCTCTCGACGAATGCTTCGCCGGGAAGGACTTTTCCAGTACTCGAAATTTAAAGGGGACTGGGAAGCAGCACTCTATATGGGAATTCCACTGGGTGCAATCGGTTTCATGGGAGGAATTTCTCATCCCTGTTACCCTGTTTTGCCTAGGAAAGAACTTCGCTGGGCAAATCGATGGATGGCATTGCTATCCTCAATGCCCCTGAAGAAATTAATTGTTCATCAGGGCTTAACACTTGTGGAGTCTAACTCCGACAAACGTCTAGCTCGAACCGCTTATGATCAATTTGACCTGCTATTCGAGAGAGATGTTGGACCGACTAAAACAGAAGGTGCAACATCTATCAGTGATGTCACTGATAGGTTTAAGGAACCTATTACAACTTCCTTAATCTTTGACAGGGGTATAAAACCGAATGTCAAGACGCCTAGTACTTATAGACTTGCTAATAAGTTTAAGAGTCGGGTTATGAAGTCAAAGCCTGGATGTCCAGGATCGTACTCAAAACTTAAGTTAGATCTCGAATCTAAGAGAGATAGAGATTACTTAGGTAACCTTCCTAAAGAAGGGGTGCTTGAGCGGACATTCGGTCCGTCTCATCACGCTCCACCTATGCGCCTTCCAGGCCCATTTGTGAAGAGGTTCTGGTCCTACCAATCATTAAAAGAATTTGAGAAGTAGGTCAAACCAACGGTGAGGTAAACATCGTAACCAAAACCCGTGGGTTGGCACAGCGCTTGTGCTGCTGTTAACGAAAGTTGACAGGATGAAC